AAGAAAACCAACCAACAGAAAGCGAGGCTGTCGTGGAGAAAACTCCAGACACCGTAGCCGTAGCACCTGAGGTAGAAACCCCTGCGGTAGAAGCCTCAGCTCCTAAGGTTACAGCAGCTACACCACGCGTGTACGCACAACCACGCATTGCACCTATGACTGGCGCACAATATCTCGAAGCGAACATTAAGGCCGCTCTCGGTGATGACAACGCACGCCAACTCGTTCGTGCTGCGGATGACTCAACAAGCACTAACACAGGTCTGACACTTCCTCAGCACCTCAACACCTTCATTACTGACACCTTTACTGGTCGTCCAGCATTTGAAGCTGTAACACGTAACGCACTTATCGCTGAGGGAATGTCCTTCACCGTCCCACGTCTTTACGTAAATAACGCAACACCTAACACAGCACCAACAGTTGCAGACACAAACGAAGGCTCAGCACCATCCGAAACTGGCATGACTTCAGCTTACGACACGGTGACTGTCGAGAAGTTCAGTGGATTAAACCGCGTAAGTTTTGAGCTCATTGACCGTTCGTCTCCATCATTTATGGAGCTTTTGATGGTCGAACTCCGCAAGGCATACGAGAAGGCAACAGATAACGCGCTTATCGCAGCTTTCACTGCTAACGGTACACAAGCTACTGGTGTAGCTGCTACCGCTGCTGGTCTACAAAGCTTCATTTCAACCGAAGCTGCTGCTGCATATAAGGGAACTGGCGGAGATTTCGCTAACAAGCTTGTAGCATCTACAGACCAGTGGGCTTCCATCATGAGTTACGTAGATGACTCAAAGCGTCCTCTATACGCTGTAGCATCACCACAATTTAACGCAGCAGGACAGGCTGTACCTACTTCCGTTCGCGGAAACGTTCTCGGTACTGACCTCATCGTAGACCACAATATCGCCGTATCTGGCATTGTTGACGAGTCTGCGTTTCTTGTTGCACCAGGTTCGGTTTATTGCTGGGAGTCCCCAACAACCAACCTACGCGTTAACGTTCTTACTTCAGGTGAAATCGAAATTAACCTTTACGGCTATCTTGCGATTTACGTCGCTAAGAGCGGTAAAGGTGTTCGTCGCTTCAACCTCTCCTAGTAAGTAGTCGAGTTACCCCAGCAGCTCAGCCCTAGCTGCTGGGGCTAACATTAGAAAGGAAAATATGCCAGCCACATACGTAACTGAAGCGGAATTACGCTCAGCTCTAGGTATCGGTGCTCTCTACAGTTCTGCAACCGTAGAAGATGTGTGCCAGGCTGCTGAAAACATTGTTAAGGCTAAACTAAATTTTAATCGCCAGGTGGCTATCGCCCGTAGTAACGAAGCTAGCAAAGGTAAGTTATATTTTCAATACGAACATAGTTTTTATGTCGGTCAGACTATTACAGTCGAGAATTGTGGACAACATTTTAACGGAAGCAAAACAATTACGGAGACTTCCGAATACACCGTTAGCTTTTCAACAGCTCACTTAACCACAATTCCTAAGCAAGATTTAGTGCCATACGGCTACGCTTATGATGGCGAATTTACAGATTTCTCTACCCTAGATGAAGTACGCCAGGCTTCTCTTATGATTGCAGTGGATATATGGCAAGCTCGACAGACTTCTAACGCTGGTGGCATTTCCCCAGACTTTCAGCCTTCACCGTACCGTATGGGTAATACCCTTATGGCACGTGTACGCGGTTTACTTGCGGAACACTTAGCCCCAGGCGGTCAGGTCGGGTAATGTCAGCTATCTCTACCCTTCGTGGAACAATCGCGGCTGCTCTAAGTGATAACACGAGCTGGCAGGTGTTTTCCTTCCCACCTGCCAGTCCTCTGGCTAACAGTATTGTTATCGAGCCAGGTGACCCTTATATCGAGCCATCTAATGACCATTACAAAACCGTTAAGCCTAAGGTTAACTTCAAGCTTATCGTTTTAGCGCCTATGTTCGATAACCAGGGAAACCTAATTAACATAGAAGATTATTACCTAAACATTGTAAACAAATTAGAAGCATCTAATCTTGCTTACAGCATAAGCACATTTTCACCGCCTAGAGTTCTTACTGGGACTGCAGGAGAATTACTGGCTGGTGAAGTAACTATCAGCATACTCTCGGATTGGAGCTAACATGGCTGAGGTAGACAAAGAGCGAGAAGCTTTCCTTGCTAAAATTGGCCAGGTTAAGCCAGTCGTAAAGAAAGAACAAGCAAAACCAACACAGAAAGATGAGGAGTAATCATGGCGATTACGCTAAATAACAAAGTCGGACTCAAAATCGCTAGCGTAGATTTGTCCGACCATGTGACCTCTGTCACACTAAACCAAGCTTTCGATGAACTCGAAGTAACAGCGATGGGTGACACAGCTCACAAGTTCGTAAAGGGACTAGAGTCTGCAACTATCACCGTGTCATTCTTGAATGACCAGGCTGCCACTTCTGTTCTCGACACATTGTCAGATGCTTACGGTACAACCGTGGCATGGAAGCTTATTCAGGATAAAGTTGCAGCAGTATCAGCGACTAACAAGCTCTGGACTGGCGACCTTTTGGTTAACAACCTAACACCGATTAACGGTGCTACAGGTGATATGGCCACTATGGACATTACCTTCACAGTAAACTCAGCAGTAACAGTTGCCGATAGCGGCACCTGGTAAAAATTAGATAGGGGCAGACATGGCACGACTTAAAGTAACTAGGGCAGACGGTTCTGAAACCGTTCACGAGATTACACCAGTAATTGAGTATGCTTTCGAACAGCACACGAAGAAAGGCTTTTATAGAGCCTTTCAAGAGGACCAGAAACAGTCCGACATTTACTGGCTAGCGTGGGAGTGTCTGCGCAGGGACGGAGCTCCAGACGTTAAACCGTTCGGAGACAAATTCCTAGAAACCTTAAAGGCTGTTGAGGTTCTAGGTGATGAATACCCAAATGGCTAACGCGTGATACCTGGACTTATCGAATAGCAGAACTATCGGTAAATCTGGGTATTGCGCCTAGCGAATTTATTAACATGGATAGGGATTTACTGAAAGCTATCTATGAAGTAATACGCAAGCAAGCGGAAGATAGGAAAAATGCCAGTCGTAGTAAGCGGGGTCCCAGAGCTTAAAAGAGCTTTGAAGAAATTTGCGCCTGACCTACGTAAACAAATGGACGCCGAAATTAAAGTGGCGCTGGCAGAAGTAAGAAATGCAGCTCGTAATAAAGTACCTGGTTTAGCTCCTGGAAATCTTTTTAACTGGAATGACAAAGGTACAGAAGCCATAAGCCGTACTTCTAAGACAAGAGCATTTCCTAAATATAATTCAGCAGATATTCGTAAAGGCATTACCTATAAAATGGGAGCCAGTAGGTTTAATTCACAGGGTTTTTCATCTTTATATTCATTGTTAAATAGCGAAGCCGCTGGAGTTATTGTTGAATGGGCAGGACGAAAGAACCCGCAAGGACGCACACAAAAAGCTGGCCGTAAATACGGGCAAGGTTCACAAAACATAGGACAAAGCAATAACCCTAATGCTGGCCGTATATTTGTAGGCGCTATGAACGGTGTAGGCCCACTCAAACAATACGATAAATTTGAACGTGGACGTGGACGTCTTCTTTATGCAGCTTACGCAGAAAATCAGGGTAAAGCTTTAGATGCAGTTTTTAAGGCTATTGACAAAGCTAGTAGATTATTAAATGAACGCAGTAATGCTAATAAAGCTGGAAAGGCTGCCTAATGTCTAATATACGTATTGACATAGCTTCAGAGTTTAAGGACAAAGGGTTTAAGAAGGCTGAAAAAGCTACAAGCGGTTTAGATAAACAGCTAAAGAAATTAGCCGTCACTTTAGGTGCTACATTCTCTGTTCGACAGATTGGTATATTCGCTAAACAATCCGTCAAAGCTTTTATAGATGATGACAAGGCTGCACAACAATTAACGGCAACCTTAGGTAATTTAGGTTTAGCTTTTGAAGACCCACGCATTAAAGAATTTTTGTCATCTATGGAACAGACGACTGGCGTACTCGATGATGAGTTACGTCCAGCTTTTGAAACACTTATTAGGACAACAGGCTCAGCTATTAAGTCTCAAGAATTATTAGCTTCTGCTATAGATATTTCTCGTGGTTCTGGAATAGATTTACAGACAGTTACAAAAGATTTGTCACAGGCTTTCTTAGGAAATAATAAGAGTCTAAGTAAATATAATACAGGTTTAACAAAAGCTGAACTGAAGCTAGCTACATTCACAGAAATACAGACAGCGCTAAATGAGCAATATAAAGGCCAGAACGCTCGATACTTAGAAACATATGCTGGCCAGATTTCTCTACTTAACGTGGCTTATGCCAATATGCAAGAAACCATAGGTAAGGGTCTAGTAGATGCTTTTGTTATTTTGCAAGGCGAAGCTGGATTAGCTGGCGGCACACGCGGTATGTATTTGTTCGCAGAAGCGATTGCAGACGTAACACGTGGCAGCGCGGACGCGATTATGAGCTTAGGAAGTTTCTCTAAATATGCTTCCAATGTATTAACCCTTATTCGCAACATAAACCTAAGCGCGCCTATTGCTGGTGCATTAGCAGGTATACAAGAAATCGGTAGTAAAAATAAATCGCTGTTTTTCCCTACCGCTGGTATAGGTGACCCTGCTGAACGTAAGGCAAGAGAAAAAGCTGAAAGGGAAGCTGCTAAACGAGCTAAACAACTTTTAACCCTTCAGCAGAAAGCCGCAGCAGCGGCTAAGAAAGCTGCGGCAGAAGCGGCTAAGCGTGAACGTGAGCAAGCTCAGCTAAAGCGTGCTGGAACTGTTTTCGATATGGAAAATATCCAGATAGTCGCAGCGATGCAAGGACAGATAGACGGCGAACAGCGTCTACGTCTTGTAGCTCTATTAGCTCTAAATAATGGCGTGGCTGAAGCCGCTGAGAAAGCTGCTAGCGCTGTTTTAGCAATTAACGCTCCTGCATTGGCAAGTTTAGGAGTCATTGTTAAGGCTGGCGACAGCATTACAGACGTAATAAATAAGCTTATAGTTTCTCAGGCTAAGGTAGCATTAGTTGACTTAGGCATTACTAATCTTCCTAAGGCTAAAAATCCTTTCGAGGACTGGCTTAGCATCATGGACAAGATTATTAAAAATCTTGACTTAATTGCATCCAAAATTAAAAACCTGCCTACACCGACAACGCCAGGTGCTACTG